GTCTATTTGGAGGGCTGGGATGAGCATGCTCACCCAGACCCAACTTTAGGCTTTCCGAGCCCCTGGGTTGACTACCCAGAAGCCCGTCTCCGCTTAGGCATACGCCGTACGGAGAAACTTGTAGCTACGCTACTGACAGGGACGGCCTCACGAGTTGCCAGAGTCCGAAGTCGCACCCACAGGTTGATAAGACCCGTTGATGGAGCCGAAGCATCCGAAGGACGCTTAACGAACTCCACTGCCGTAGGAAGGGATTCCATCCCCTCTTCGGCCGTTACAACCTCTTTCCAGAGCCCCTCTAGACCATCCCAATCAGGGAGGATTCTGGGATCCAGTACCCGCAAGGTATTGTCGATTACCTCGAACCTGCGTCTGAGTTTCAACTGGTAAGGGTGGCAGATCCACTCCTTGTAGAACTCCCTAACTTGGGGTGCAAGCACCTCAAAGTTAAAGAACTCACGCAGAGCCTCACCAAAGAACTTAGTTGGCACACCTTGTGCCTTTCGGTTCCCGGCTCTAGTTCGGCCAGCGCATTTCTCCGCTTCTGGGACCACCTTCTTTTTAAGGAAGGTAGCCTCAATCACATCGAACATGGTAACATCGAACAGAGTTTTAGCAACCCTTGCTGAACGTCTCAGGAGATTCCCCAGTATCGTTTCCCAGATTGCAGAGGCAACAGCCCATGCTCTCAAGTCCACAATAGCTGAGTCCTTTCCGCCCGGAGCGACGGAGTGAATCCAAGCCTCAAAAGGCATTGGAAAGACCCCGCCCGGACGGCAGAGATAAGCGAGTACCTTGGAGAGACGATTACCTTGACCTAACCCAACGGGTAGTTGAGCCAGGTTTCGATACCCGAAACCAAGGAATTTGGCTACAGAAGAAAATCGGATCACTCCGAACTTCATATTCTTTGCTATCAGTTCCCCAAGGGAGCCAAGGTTGCATCTAGCAACCATGACTTCCGCAAGGGAAATTGGTGAGCAATCCTGCCCACGTATAAAGGTTCGCTTAGCGAACTCGAGGGAGGTCGTGCACGAGACCAAGCTTTTCGCTAGCCCGATCTCAACGCCGAGAGCTTCCATTATACGGAGGTATTCCTTGGCCACGAGGCGGTCACCTAGTACCACATCGTCCCCCAGCACTGCATACAGCAGAAACCATCCTAACGCCTTTGGATAGGCGCGAGATGCTGCTAGTTGCACAATTGCATGATGCGTCAACGCGAGCATAGCCCACGAGGACAGGGCCCCCATTGGTTGTCCTACAGCGTACCACACCCGATCGGTCCCCAGATGACGGTATCTAACCGCCTTCCGAGGTAGCCCATACGGCTG